TCTTACTCCTTTACGTACTTGGCATATTCCTCGAGCGGAACATTCAATCGTTTCGCAATCGCAATCTGCGATGGAGTCAGTTTGACTGTTCTGCGCCCCTTTGACGACGACTTGGAAGCCGTGGACCCAGCAGAAGCGACTCTGGGTCCGGTATCGCGTTTTGTCTCCGCAAACTTGTGCGGGAACTCTGTGCGAACACGTTTATCAAGCTCACTATAATACTCATCTGACGTGGGGTCAAACCCCTCGGCTTCGATAAGTTGCCGATGAATACCAAAAGCTGCGTATGTCATGGTCTGGTCGTTGCCAAACCAATCATTCTTAGACGCCCACGCCTCGGCCTTCGGATCAGGCTGCTGCTGCGGTGCGGGCTGTTGTTGTACAGGCTCTGCCTCAGCCGGCTGTTGCTGTCGCTCTTCGTTGCGGCGCTTGGCTTCCTGATAACGAGCCTGCTCTAAGGCAATCTGACTGATCCGCTGCTGTGCCTCAAACATCCCATCGGCGTCACCTTCTTCGTACGCTTTGCGGTATGTTTCCTTGGCTGCGGCAGCGTCTGCCTCAACGCGGCTACCAAACTCACCCACGTAAGACTGATCTAACTTATCCAGTCGAGTGCGAAGCTCATCATTCTGCTTTTTGACCGCCTCGGCATACTCTATCGCGGCCTGCCGCTGACGCTCTTCTTCACGAAATCTGTTTGTTAGCTTCGATATCCGCTTTTGAACGGACTCTGAATACTGCTCTAACTCGTCTTCCTTGCCTTCCGAGTCAGCCGCCTCTTGCTCTGCTTCAGGCTGCTCCTCTACCGGCTCGACCTCAATATCCTCGGTCTCAGGAATTTCTACGTCCTGCTCTTCTGCGAGATTATTCTGCATACTATGCTCCGTATGTCTTGATATCGTCTGGATCGACGATTGTTGCAATGACCTCATCGTCATTGATGATGCGAACCTCGCCACCTTCTATCTGGAAGCGCGATCCGGCGTAGCGACCAATACAAACCCAGTCGCCCTCTTTGCACCACGGTTCGAACCCTTCACCAAACTTATCTTCATCTAAGTAGGCAAGCGGGCCAACCTTCACCACATATGCCACAACAGTGGCACGTGCTTCTCGGTCCTTGGCTTGATCGGGAACGTATACCCCGCCCTCAGTCTTGTCCTTGCCTTTGTACGGCATAACAAGAACTCGCCAACCGGTCGGTTGAGGAACTCTTTCTAGGGCGGTTTTTTTAGAGGCTTCTTCTTCAGCTTTTTTCTTGGCTTGCTGCTGCCGGAGAACGTGATCAGGGACTAGAAGCGTCGTCATAATTCACCTTTTTTAGCAGGGTGCGTAACTCTTCTAGCGCATAAGTGATCCCCTGAATCTCACTTACCATAGCACGATATGATTCCATATCAGATGCGCCACCGCTAGTCAGGGAGATGCTAATATCATCTACCCGGTTTTGCAAGGTTTTCTGATACCTTGATAGAAAATCTACGATATCCATTACATGATCTCAGTAATCGGACCGCCGACCTCGAAAGATGAACACGAATTACTCGCCGCGCAAACAAACTTCAGAAGCTGACAGTATCCAGTTTCTCCAGAGTCATCTTGCATACATGATTGCATCTGCGGAGATATATTATAGTAAGCACACACACCACATGACGACTCAGGATTGATAGCAGGACCATACTGATGCTCTTTAATCGCTAGGCGTTGGTTCTCTTCGTTTGTTTCGACATCCTGAGTTGCAACGGGGCAAGAGCCGTCATCACCGCCGCCGTTGACCATCTGATCAACAGGGATGCCGTCTTGAATCTCTTTTGCCAGATCTAACCCGTCTGGAATTAGTTTAATTTCAATTTTCATAGCTGTGTACCCGTCGGGAATCTAATCATGTCATCTATTGAAGGAACACCACCAAACTCTAAAAATGTTTGCGGCAAAAGCGCTTCGTCTGGAGTGCTGTACAATCCAGCCCCAACAGGTTCAAGGGCCAGCATTCTATCCCTATCCGGGTTAACAAGGTCGGCGAACCTTACTTCATTTTGGAAACGTCGGTTCATGTCTTCTGGGACCATGTTGCCTGTCGGCTGATTCGCGAAGAAAAACGGATTGTCCGGGGTCAGCGGAATGTAGTCACCCGTGACCTCTGCGGCGGTGACGGGGATTTCTGGCCTGGAAATGTTAGATAGAATAGTATCTATGGGAGTAGCGGGGGTAGCTAAATCGCTTCCATCGTACAAATTTGGATTTACCACCTCTGGAAACGCCGGTTCGTCCACACGCTTAATAAAAATAGATCCCGATGGACGTTGATTCACGCGCGCACTCGTTGCCGGAACGTAAGACGGTCCAGCTTCCGTTGGGAACTGTGCACCCGGAACAGAAAGCTCACTTCCTCTGTCTGCAAAACGCAGCATCGGACCAACAATCGGCAGCATGCTAGCGATGCCTCGGTCCGGGCGCCTGTTTGGATCTCGGGTCACCGGACCAAACCTAGTTAAAGATCCCTCGTCCAGCATACCGCGAACCTGACCCCTGCTGTCCAAGGGGTTCATAAACTGGTCGTAAGCTAGATTGCGAACATTAGCGATTCCCTGTGTGCCAAGAGTATTTGTGTAGTCAATCTTGCTGGGATCAATTCCAAAAACACGACTAAAGAATCCCTCTCGGCCATACGGATTAGTATCAGTGATCCCCTTCACAGACTCAAATACAGGCTGGCTCATGTAGCCCGTTCCTGGGTCGTCAACCACAGGACGTGTGTCCATCGTTGGCCTCGGGTTGGTCGGGCCTCGATCCTCGAAGGACATTCCGTATGGGTCTCTGTTAGGTGGCGGCATCTACTTCACTCCGCTAAACTTAGTGCCTTGTATCGCTTTGCCCATGCCGCGACAGGACATGTACTTGCCATCGGCGGCAGAGACTTCGCCCTGCAAATTAAGTTTTGGCCTTTTTTTGCCCATTGACTTTTCTTCTGGCCTCATACCTTCGTCATGTATCGCATGATCCGGGTCAGCTAGTTGCGGGTTATCACGCATCCGCTGCTTATCTTTTTCAGAAATGTCGGGGTCAAAAATGTAATCCCGATATCTTTTCTCTGCTTCGGTAAGAGGTGTAGGCCGCGTCATTTTCTTTGTGCCGCCTTTTTGATATCCACGCATCTTGTTCATGTTGCTCTCCAGCACTTGAGAGCCACCGTCTTTGCGGCGCCGGCCCTTGTTGATAAGATCCTTGGCATCATCATAGCCGATTCCCATGTCACCAGCAAACTGCCTAATACGTGGTCGTGCCATCTACTTAACCTTTTCTTTTTCGTGGCCCAGCCAGACCGCAAATGCACCTGTCATGGCCCCCGTGACTACACTTACCAGACCGGCCTGCGCTGGAGTTGGATCCGGCAAAGTCATAAACCACTCCACTACCCGCCAAGCCGATATTGACATCATAAGCATCATCAAGCGGGGAAGTATCTTCCACCGCAGAAATCTTTCCATCGTAACTTCGGCCAAGGTTCTTCTCCGCCTGTTCTAGTGTGGTGCGATTGTGCATATCCCACATGATCATCACTTCTTACCAAAAAACTTGGTAGCACTACGTACGCCAAAAGAAGCAGCAACAATAACACCAAGGGAATACTGATACCAATCCGGCATCTTGTCCAACTGCTCAAAACCATTTGCAACTACACCCTCCATCCCCGGGATAAAGCTCAAAATGAGCGGAACCGAGAACAATATTACCAACCACTCATCTTTCCAAGACGACTGACTGCCACGAGCCATCTCGAGATCCCAGTCGATCTCGCCCGTAGCTTTCTTCTCCATAATCGTAGCCTCGGCTTTAGCCCGCGCAACTTTCGCTCCTGTCTCGGCCTTGGTCTTTTCAACCTTACCTTCCAGCCACGTGCCGGCCAGAGAAGCAATCGGCCCTATCAATGCTTGAATCATTTGTTCCTCGACAATGCTGCCTGTGTGTTGATGCGATAGATATTCACATCGTTACGTGCGCCAGCGATATCTTCCTGCAACTCCTGACGCTGCTGCGCCAAGTCATAGGCTTGCTGCAACTTGGCCTGATCAATCTGGAAGTCCATCTGATCATTTGCTGTCTTACGCTGGATTTCCATCTGCGAGTTCTGCAACTCTTGCTGACGAATCGCGACCAACGGATCTTGCTGCTGGGCCGGCTGAATCATCGGCATGATCTGCTGCATGATCTCACTAACCTGCTGTGCAATCGCGGACTCGACCGTAGCTGGGTCAATCTGTGCAGGTGGCTCACCCGCCGCCATAGCCTCCTGCATGGCGTTCTGGAAGAACGCACTAACCTGATCCCTTGCAAGCATACCAACGTGCTCCTGCACATGCGAGAGGAGCAGCAAGAAGGCTTGTGGGTTGGCCCCTGACACAGGTGACGACAAGAACATCGCATGCGCCAGAATGTGCGCCTCATGATCCTGCTGCGGAAATGCCTGAAACGGCATGTTCTTCACAGCGGCAGCGTTCTCTGTAGCCGGATCAATAGGCTGCGGCTGCGGAGGTGGCGGCAAAATCGCGTCAATGTTCTTCACATCCAGCGCATCATACATCCGGCGATACGCCTCGTACTGATTGTGAAGCTGCGGAGCAGCCTGCGCCAACTGCATCTGCGTCTGTGCCAGCGACAAACGCTGCGACATTGAGAAGATAGACGGATCCGACACAGGCAAAATGTCTACCCGGCCATCAAAATCCTGCGCCATAATGTCAGCGGAAACGCCCTGTCCCACAAAATACGGGTAGGGTACAGGGTTATCCCCGAATACCTCGGCAAGTAACCGAAACTCCTGCTTTTGCCCGTAGTGCAGCCGCTTGTGAATCGAAGAGATGATCTTCGAGCCTTGCTCAATCAGTGCAACCGTGGTTCCGACGGGAGCTTGTGAATTAGCGTCTGCGATCTTTGCATCTGCAACTTGTGCAAATCGTCTTCCTGAATCGACGATAACGCCCAGTAGTTGAGCAAGTGTCCCAGAAGGTTCCTTGTATGGAAGGGGCATAAGAGCATTCCGAAGGTCACCACCGGGAGCATCAATATCACGGAACTCGCCAGGAGAAAGCGGCTCATCATCGTTACGAATACGAACACCACGAGCCTTGAAGCCAGCAGGAAGATTCGAAAGAGTCCCCGCATCGATAAGCTGGCGAAGGATCGAGGTCGCTGCACGGGACAAACCTCCTATAGTATGTAACAGGCCAAAGCCATAAAAGCCAAACCCAGGCAAAAACTTAAAATGAGTGAAGTATTGCCGCTTTCTGCGAAGTGGATCCGCCTCTCTATAGTTTCGCACCACTGAGAGAACCTGTCCTGAATCTTCATCCAAAGTGACAATGTAAGGGAGTTTAACACCCGTAGGCTCACCCTCGGGTCCAATGTCTTCAAAACCCTCGAGATCAAGTTCCGTATGACACTCAACAAGAGTGAAAACGTCATCGCCATACGACGGACGAATCCCTTGCAACTCGTTACCAGTCTCTCTAATCGGTCCTTCATCATCATCATCTCCAGCCTGCAAGTCCACGTCCCGGTACACACCAGCAACCTGCAACTTACGAAGCTCGTTCTCCGTCATGCGAACAACATGAGTTACCCGCTCGGCTGTGTTCAAGTCACTCGCCGAATACGGAACAATCAAATCCTCCGCAGGTACAAACTTCGACACAGCCCGCTGCTTGCCCGGATCAAAATACACCTTCTTAAATGTGGACCCCGTCAACGGTAAATAAAACAACATCTGATCCGTGTCCGGATCATACTCTTCCATGATCTCAGTAACCTGATAGTTCATGAAATCTTCAACACGCTGGGCCTGATCCTCTAGTGCCGAGTTCGGCGTTCCAAGAATCTGCGCCTTTACAGGACCACCCGCCGGTAACATCTCCTTGTAAGCCTGCGCCTGAAACTGCGTAACAGCCTCACTCAACAACGGATGATGAACACCACTAGCGCCAAGAAACGGATCACTGCGCTCCTCGTAATTCACACCAAGCAACTTCAAGCCGCTGGCAATCGCCTCTTCCCAATCCTCGCGCGACTCCTTGTCATCCTCAATCTTGTCACGAAGGTCCGAGGACAACGAACCAAGAACCGAATCATCAAGGATCTCCGCCAAGTTCGCGCTGTGATCGTACATCGCAGCTTGAACCTCGATCATTTCTTCCATGCCGGCCATCTCAACGCCCTCTGGAAGCATGTCCTCGGCGGGTAACTCCACCATCATCTCTTCAGGCATAGGTTCCGCCGGACCACCAGCGCCCATTGCCATATCAACCATCTGTGGAGGAAGTGCCATTTATTTCAATCCAAAAAAGTTTAACATACTGTCTACCATGCCCGTCTCCTGCTTCTTCGGAACAGCGCGGCGCGGAACACCACGTTCATCCAAAACAGCCAAAGCCGCTTCGTTGTAGTCTTCCAGCACATTCCGGGGAATGCTCATATACTTGTTTTTCATTACAGACATGTCACTAACCTGCTGATCGCTCTTTGGCATCATGCCCTCACTCAGCGCCAACTCAGCCTGCAACATATCCATCGCATTCTCTTCTGTGCGAAGACTGCGAACATCCATGCCCCTGCGCTCTAACTCGCGTACACCAACATGCGCCAACTCTTCCATCAACGTATTCAAAGAATAGTCGTTGTCAATCGTACCGGGGACATCAACAACCTTGCCGTCTTTTATTTCTGTCTTCGGCTGATCCGAGTCGTAAATAACAGTAGAACCACGGTCCGAGGACAAAAGACCTTCAATCCCCTTGCCAAAACGATCAAGATCACGGGCCATGTACCTAAGACCAACACCCGCCGGATCAGACTTAAATGCATCCGCATCCACAAATTCTCGGGGGTTTAAATCTTTGGAAGGAAGCATTAACCCCACAACACTGGTCCCACCACCAAACCGAGGCACAATGTCCCCGCCCATCTCACCAGCCGTCGGCTCCAGTAACCCGCGCTCAATAATGTCATAACCTAACTGAGCTACCGGAGACAAAGCCAAACGACTTTCTAAATCGGCGCGAAGCTCTAGGTTCCCGAACCGTGTAGCTTGGACCTCGGCATCCGGGTTGCCGACATAGTTCAGCGGCTTCGGAGTCGGAACAGACTTCGGAAGGGTCTTCAGATCCTTCTCTATTTTCTTTTCCGCTGTCTCAGCCACTAAAAGATACCCCGAAACTTCTGTGGTCGAGCAATCGGACTAAAGCCCTTAACCACACCACCCGTGTTGTAACGCTTACCCGGCAAAGGCGTACCCGGAGCCTGCGCCCCGTCGAGATCAAACTCAAGCTCAATAATCTCGTCAATCATATCCTTGTCGTAACCCGACCGACTCAACTGCCGACGGCGTAACTCTCTAGCCTTGGGTGTCTTAAACTTGGACATCAGTAATACTCTCGCTTCTTGGACGGCAGCCAGTCTTCTAGCTCTTCGCCCTGTAAACTGATAAAACCACCTTGGCGAAACCGCATCAAGGCCATTGTCATGCTATCACAGAAGTCATCATGATCGCCATTTGGAAACGAAGCTACTTCCTCGATTACCTCATCCGCGAACTTCTGCGCGGCAGGATACCATACTTTTCCTGATTCGAATATGGGCGAAGCCATATGCATGCGGGTCATCTTATCAAGACCCCCGCCGCCCTTCTTGCGCCCCGGAGCAAACGTAATTACAGGCAGGTTCAGTAACCTCATCTCATCAGCCAAAGGTGTACCAGTCGCCTTGGCCTCAATCAACATCATGTCAGGTTCCCAATACTCATTCTCTTCCTGTGCAATCTGCTTCAACTCAGGAAAGTTCCAACGACCACGTTTCGCGTCTAATAGAATCAAATGCTGATCACCGTTGCCATGCGGCTCAAATACACCCCACGTCGTAATAGCAGAAAAGTCAGCCGACTCCTTCTTACTGTATGCCGTGTCATACGACTGAATCACATAATCTAAATTCGGAATGTCCTCTTCTTCCCACTCGTTCCACCACTCCCTCTTAATAACAGCGGTTTCCTCGGACACGGGATTTTGCTGCCACTGTGCATTCCATTTGCCCACGGACAGTGCAGCTTTGACTTTTAGTAACTCGTCCTTTTTCCAGAATTCAGGCCAGAGCGGTTCCCCCGATGGCATGATAGCCGGAAACTCAACCACCTCCCACTGGTCCGACATCGTGTCGTTACCCTGCGCTTGCAGTAACCTGCCCGTAAGATCCTTCTTGGACCACCGTGTCTGAACGATGATAATCGATCCACCCGGCTGCAAACGCTGACGCGGGCCAGATGTGTACCATTCATATGTATGGTCATACGCTGTCGAGGACAGAGCATCTTGCTCCGAGTGCGGATCATCAATGATGAGAAGGTCAGCACCACGACCAGTCATTGCAGCACCCACCCCGGCTGCAAAATATTCCCCGCCTGCGCTGGTCTCCCATCGACCTGCTGCTTGGCTGTCCGGTTTCAGGTCAGTGTCTGGAAAAATCTCGTGGTATATCGGATCTGCAATAAGATCCCTGACCTTACGTCCGAATCTTACAGCAAGTTCCGTGTTCATTGTAGCCTGAATGATTTTTAACTTGGCATTTCTGCCAAGGAACCAGGACGGCATAAGATAAGAAGCAAACTCGGACTTCGAGTGACGAGGTGGCATGTTGACTATCAAACGCTTCAAGTCACCCGATGCTATGCGCTCGAGCTTTTCTGCAATGATTTTGTGATGCCGGCCAACAATGAACCCATCATACACATGATCGACATACGCCATGAAGCTGGTCTGTGCAGCTTCGCGGGTTTCAAGTTTCTTTAACTGCTCTTCTAGCAGCAGCAGTTCACGCAGATCGTGATCGGGAATCGTGTGGAGAGCACCGGACATGCCCGAACGATAATATCTTCCAATGAATTTATCAACCCAACACGACACGACACGACAGCGCCTAGACCCCCGAAATCTAGGGGGTGGGGGGTCCGAGCCATGCCAGCGGAACCAGTAACCCGGCCCAGTAACCCCCGAACCCGCGCTCAAAATGAGCTATCTTTTTTTATTTTATCCCATTTTAGTGCTGGACATTCCCATCTAGGGCGGGATACCTTTCAGGTATCGAAACAGCCAACGACACGGAGGTCACAATGGCAACACAATTTCAGCAGCAGGTCACCGACCTGATCACCACCAACCGCAAGGCCGACAAGGTCAAGCGTTGGCAAGAGCTTGCAACCGCCGCCGCACTGATCAAGGCAGAGATCGACGCACTGAAGACCGGCATCCTCGAGGACAACGACCAGCGGTTCATGATCGTCGAAGACACCGTCCGCGAGTCAGCCCCATCCAAGGCCGACTACATCAAGCTTCACGGTGAAGCGGCCTTCGAGAAGAACAAGAAGGTCACCAACGTCAAGCGCCATGTCAAAGGCATCCGCTAACCAACCGGGGGGCTTCGGCCCCCCACCCAGCCAACGGAGGGAAACAATGGCTATCACTCGCATTCACGTTAACCAGCACGTGATCCGGTCCAACGCCAAGAGCGGCGAACGCTGGCCGGTCTTCACGGTCAAGAACCGGAAGGACAACCACTACGCCAACGCTGTAGAGATCGACGGCCCCTGCCGCCTAGTCTATAGCCCGGACAAGCCCCTGTCCTGCGGCGCCAAGGTCTGGATCGAGCTTGACGATCAGAAGACCCGGGTCACCATCGACCCATAAGACCCCGGGGGGCTTCGGCCCCCCACCCGTCGGGCAGTGTGTGCTGTCCCCTGATGATGGCTGTTAGGCCGAAACGGGTAACCTGACATAACGGAGGTACGATATGTCACTCACACGTACAACACTCGAGCTTGTGATCGAGAACAACAGAGTCGTCGGCATGCAGATCAAAGAGCCGGCCCCCCAGACAATCATCATCGATGATGAGCCGGAGACGGTGACGTTCCGGATGGGCGTTAAGACCAGACAGCGGGCCATCGAGCTTCTGTCGAACGCCCGCGAGGGGTTCACTATCGAGCAGCTAGGCGGGTTCCTTGGGCTGACCGAGAGCAGTGTCCACACGCTGCTGACCGACCTGCGGAACGGCGGGACAGAGATCGAGGTCCAGCCATCACCATACGGTGGTCGTCGTCGGGCTTACCGGATCGCTTAACCACTGCGCGGGGGCTTCGGCCCCCGCCAACCAACGGAGGACAAGATGACACAACGGGACATGATCGAGAGCGCCAAGCGGGCGAAGTTTAGGATCGAGTTCATGGCGATGATGCTACTCGCGGGTCGAAACGACGAAGCAGCAGAGGCGTACGAAGAGGCGCTGCGCGAGTTGGTACAGATCATAGGAGACTAATAACAGAACCCCGGGCTTCGGTTCGGGGTTTTCCCAAAAACCCTGCGGGTTTTTGGGTCTTAGGGCGCAGGTCGCAGGCCCACATATATATGGCGCGGGTCGCAGGTCGCAGGCGCAGGTCTATTATTTATTGGATTAGTTGGGATATTCTGGTATTATTTAGGTGAGCAATATCGCTCAATAACGGAGGTTAATTAAATGAAGTATGCAGATGAAATACAGAAAGTGAATGGGCTGGTCAGTCAAGCCAGACATATGCTCGAGGAAGTCACGTGCGAGATGATGGACGATGGCTTTGCCGATCAGGAAAAGCTGTCCGAACTCGAGGAACGTATTGGCGAACTCGATCACGTCGAGTACCAGCTTGAGAGCATAGCGCCCACCAACTAGACCCTCCGTGCCCGGGCAGGCTGGATACCTGCCCGGGGAACACGGACCAAACGGAGACAGACAGATGATCACACTACATTTCAACGCACCAGACGGAAGCTGGACACGCGAAGCGGAGACTATCGAGCAAGCCCGCTCGATATTCGACAATCACATTGGGTCCGGCGGAGTAATCGGAACGTCTTACGCGGTATCAAAAGACGGTATCGTGACATGCTACGCTGACGGCTGCGGCCTGACAGACCTGACGGAGGCATCCGAATGAGATTCAACGAATGGTACAACACGTGCGATCAGATCGTGTTGCGGAAGCTGGGTGTAGGCGTCGAGGATTTACCTGATGCTACCTGGCGCGATTACTACGAGGATGGTCTGACGCCACATGAGGCTATCGAGTGCGCTAAAGAAGATGCATGGGATGACTACCTAGTGCCTGGCATCCTGTAACCGGTCCCTCCGGAGACTAGGGCCACCATTCGGTGGCCCTAGTTTTTTATGCGCCACATACATATGGCGCGGGCCGCAGGTCGCAGGCCGCAGGCCGCAGGCCATTGATATATAGACGCGGGCCGCAGGTCGCAGGATTATTTTATTTGATTAAGTGGGATTATCTGATAATATCTTAGGACATGGAAAAACGCGGAGGTTAAACCATGCTTTCAAACGTCTCAAAAATGCCGGGCAAGTCTATATCCCGCTCGGCTTTCAAATGCATCACGGGCAGTAAGCTTGCCAAGGTGCCAGGTTCGGTCTGCCATGACTGCTATGCCCGCAAGGGCATGTATCGCATGCCGAATGTCATTAACAAAATGGAAGAGCGCGAAGACTTCTTTCATGCCATCGATTTTGTCCCGCGCATGGTCGCGCTGCTGAACCGGACGCGGTCCGAATTTTTCCGCTGGTTTGACAGTGGCGACGTTGAGAATGTCCGCATGGCGCTGAATATTATTGACGTGATCAAAGCGACACCGAACAAGCGCCACTGGATACCGACCAAAGAACACAAAATATGGGCCGATGCGTTAGAGATTGAACCATTGCCGGACAATGCGGTATTGCGCTTGTCTCAAACGATGGTCGATCAAGCACCACCGGCCAAGTGGCAATGGTCTAGTGCCGTGATCAAAGACGCTGCACCGATCGGGCATGAATGCCCGGCTCCAAAACAGGAAGGCAAGTGTGGCGATTGCCGGGCCTGTTGGGATCGAGATGTTAAAACTGTATCCTATCACAAACACTAGGAGCTTCCTCCGGGGAACGGGGACGGACTATAGTCCGTCCCCGTTTTCGTTCGTGCTGCCGGCGCCATCATCACAGGACGCAGGGGCGCAGGACGCAGGATCGAGGCTCTCGATCCATGACTCACGGGCCGCAAGACGCAGGGCGCAGGGCGCAGCAGATATATCACCATACCATCGGGCCGCAGGACGCAGGACCGAGAGCCGCGAACCGTGCAACTTGGCCGCTAAACCACCGTCAAACAAAAATACAAGCCTCGTAGAGGGGTCGTGGACCAAGAAAAAACTTACACCGCCACACCGCGTATGCCCCAGATGCCAAGCAATCTGGGATTTTGAGATGGTAAAGCGGTCATTCTTGGTAATTTTTAGTTCAGCCCATACCGGCACACCATCCATGCACAGATATACGTCCGGCATCCCTTCACCGGCACGGTTCTCAATCCGCTGGCAGTGGGTCTTTTTCGGTAACTTCTGCCTCAATGAGTTCCATAACTGGCGTTCTGTCCGAGGCATCTTCAACCCTCTTCATATTGTCAAAGGCATGTGGGTGTCGTTTGCGGAGATCATCGAGTCGGGCGACGATCTCTTCCCGCGACAGTTGATCAAGCTGGTGGATGTGGTTCTGTTCCCGCCGGTCTATGGTCAAGCCACCGAGAGCGGACCTGATCTTCTCGGCATTGATGGCGGCAGAGAATTGACCGGACTCTTCTGCACCGCGCGACAGTTCGTCAAGGCGTTTGAGTTGACCGACAAGGGTCACGCCGTATTTGCGCTCCCGCTCTTCCCGCAGTTCTTTGATCAGATCAGTGACCAAAGGGTAGGACGTACCATCCAGCAGTTTGTATGCGTGTTGCTTGGCAGCGTCGGGCGAGTATCCAGCCAGTCTGGCACACTCGGCATTACTGTATCGCCCCTCGACGTAGTACCTAGCAAACTCTCGTTGCCTGTTGGTCAGGCCAGCGGTCTTCTTTGGCAAGGTAAGCCCCCTATAGGTTTTTCTGTGGGTTTTTGTTTTTCGCAGTGCAAAGGGTCGCGCGAGCGGATTTGCTCGCTATCAAGTGTACTGAACGTACCGAAGTGTACCGAGATTTTCCAAGTAAATTCAATGCTCAGTACACTCGGAACACTCGGAACACCATTTCCCAAAAATTTTTTCCAAAAACTTTTTCGTACAGAAAAAGCTATAGGAGCTAACCCCTCAAACATTTTCTCTTGTGTAACATGGGATAATATGAGACGATCCTCAATGTTGGTTCTACATGGGACTATATAGGTCCAAGGACCAAGGTTCAAGTTTCACGGAGGAGAGAAGCTATGTTTGAAATTTTCATCAAGTGCCGGAAGACCGGCAGTGTCTATCAGAACGATCCAAGTTTCGAGACTCGCGAACATGCGATCTCTTGGGTGATGGCTGACTGGCATACATGTGCCAGCGAGGTAGAGGATTGCCGAGGCTATTTCGAGGATCGCTATTGTTATGTGATCCGCGAGATCAACACCCGCGCTGAACAGATCGCGGCCTACGAGGCCATTCGCGATTGTCCTGTTCAGCAGATTCCCTGCGCTCTGATGCGCGAAGTAAAAGACAGACAGTATGTTTGAGGAGGACGACATGAAAAAGCAGAACGAGATCATCGAGAATCTGAAGGCCATGACCGAGGCACTGGGTGGCGAGGTTGAGGTTACGCGGTATCGCTACATCAAGGAGGCGATTGTCGAGGCCAAGTTTGGCGGGGCCAGCAACCTGATGATCAACATCGGGCCGCGTGGTGGCATCAAGTATTGCTCTTGGTTCGTGACTGCCAGCGATGGCGTCTGGTCTGTCCACCATGACGACAAGCGGTTCACGGGCATTCGTAATGCCGACGAGGTGGAGAAGTTCTTTAGCCGCGTTCAATTCTATGCAGTAAGGGAGGCAGCGTGATGCCGAGATATTTTGCGAAACAGGAGGTGGTCAGCAACGGGCTGATCATCTCGACGAGCACCACTCACATGGTGGACAGCATCGACAAGTTGAAGAAGGTGATCATTCGCAACCGCGATTTCCTGCGGAAGAAGATGAACACCGAGTTGGAGGATTTTTCTAATCGCGTCCGCGTGTATCGGTTCGGGCGTGATGAGTTCAATCAGATGCGGGCGATACCGCACGGCATCTACGAGGTCGATGAGTTCGTGGATATGGGTGAGAAGTGGGCCACGGTCACGCGGACCAAGCGCATGTTCATTGATACGGAAGGAGAGTTGACATGATTAAGGTTGAGCATTCGGCGTCCACTGGTGCGCCAATGGTTACCATCTCATCCAGCCCAACGTGGGATGCGTGGGCTGAGATTGCCGAGGCCGTGTGGGTCACGGCACTGGAGGGCGGCTGCAATTACTGGATGGACTACATCCACATTCGCCATCTGGAGACGAGTGCCCCATACGACAAGCTGCCGGAGGGCCGGTACTGGAGTCTGAAAGACGGTGGCGACATCGTCAAAAATTTCAGCATCGCGGTTCACCACAACGCTGACGACTGGCCGTCCAGCACATCCGAGGTTACCGAGGCCAAGTCATTTGATGTGGTCACGGTGGGCATCAACAATCTGCCGCCGGAGATCAAGCTGTCGATTATGAATCCATACACCTGTGACATCGACGCCGAGATTGCGGACCAGATCGTGCAGACAGGTTTGTTCGGGAGTGCGGTCTATGGGTGAGCGTGTTCGAGATGGCGACTATGTTCTGGCTGACGGAGCGGCGTGGCTTGAGGTCAAGAATTTTGCGATTCGCGTTTGTTCAACAGACGAGGGTGTCGTGGTTGATGTTTACAAAAACGGCGACGAAATGAACGATCCTATCGCCAGCACCTATGCATTCGATCAAGAGGTCGAGGAGACAACAGATGACTAAACGAGTTCGAGTGGCACCACCTTGGGTGCGTGGCGGTGCAAAGCACGGCAGTCCCAAGGACCGAGGTTCAGCGGACAGGTATTATGGTCGGCGGTACAACCCGCATTGGGAGTGGTACAGCGATCATGGTTGTCAGCGCATAGACTCTGAGCACATGACTGTCGAGGAGATTGCTGAGTACAACGAGGGCTGGCATGGCGAGACAGGCGAGAAGGTCTGGTTCGAGCCGGAGCCGAGGGAGGACTATTGAAATGAAGACGTATGAAGTGACGATTCGCGCGACGGTGACGAAGACGTATGAGGTTCGTGCTGTGGATAAAGAGTCAGCGGAGGATTTGGCTCATGACAT